CTTGCAGGAGTTGGAGTCTATGAATATCAGCAGCCGACTTATCCCCGACCGTCTGCTCAACTCATTTCCCGAGGGAGAGCAGAGGATTGATAAGGTCTAATAATATTTCGGAAAGGTCCTACGCAGAAGATAGTAAACGAGACCAAAGACAGCCGCGTGGAATAACACTTGAACTACACGGGGCTGGCTCGGCGGCAACGCTAGTAGAACACCGGGTGACAAAAGAACAAAAAGCAGTACGGGTATTACAATATTGAGGTCCATAATACTCTGTAGACATATTATATTTTTTGCTCATTGTAGAATAGAATGGATACAGTTTCGCTCCCCATGAAACTAGCAGTAGAGTATGCTGGAACGCTCTTTTTCTTATCCGTTATTATCTCCACGGGAAACTGGGCTGCTATCGGTGGGGCTCTAGCACTTGTTGCTTTCCTCGGTGGCGGCATCTCGGGCGGTCACTTCAATCCTGCAGTTACCTTCATGTTTTTCGTCAAGGATGAAATCCCTCTGCGGGATGCTTTAGCCTATGTTGTCGTACAATTGCTGGGCGGAGCAACGGCTTTTTTCCTATATGACACACTTGTAACCAAGCGTGTAGCTTCAAAGGAGTGAAAAGGACGCCGCAAGAGCAAGTAGAAGTGCAAAAGCAACTAATTTATTGGGTATGCTAGAATCATACACAACAAATGCCTCCTTGACTTTAACAGCCTGCTTCGGTGTGCCATCAAAAGCAAATGTTTTCGGTGTTTTATTAAACTGCTCTTCAGATATCCAAACAGGATAGTTATCTTTATCCAACTTCTGAACCCATTTTGTCTGCCTCGGTGGCCAACCGGGATCAAGATTTCCTTCTATCCATGTTGTATTTCTTCCCGGTTTTTCTACTTCCGGTTTTGTTCGTCCGTATAAATCACCTACATCTTTTGTGACAAGTTGGCAATCGGGATAACCACTTGCCATAGCCGCACTGAAAAGAGGAAACGGATTTAAAGCATCACGAGCATCTTCCATGATACCTGGAGCAACACCAGCAGGTGCGGGTAAGCCAGCTGATTGAAGACCACGCTTTACCTTTTCACCCAAAATATCACCCTTTGTAACTGAATCTTGATAGATATTCATTTCTGCTCCGTTTGGACACATTAATCCTGTTCCAGCAAAGGAACGAAGTCCAGGTTTCACTACATCACGGTCATTTAAAAGCGATTTTTCACCAAAAGCAATAAAATCAATGTAATAATTCACACCTTTTACGTTGGTGACAAGTTGGTCCATTGAATCACCGTCATGTACGCCTATATCACCGGGCACAGGAACACTATCGGCAAAGTCATATGAAACTTTATCTGGCGGCGGCGGTTTCTTATTCACCATCCCTATTTTAGTGCTGCGGTAATTTTTACCTTAAATCTACGAAAATTTGAACTTAAAAAGAAGCCCCGGAAATCAACAAATGGAAATCAGTGAAGACATTTGGTTAAGTATTAAAGATTTCCATTTAGTGGATGTTTCCGAAAAAACAAATGAAAAAGAGAACTGGTGCTGCCCCGAGTGTCGGTCAGCCGAAGCAGTTGAAGAAATTAATGAAGAAATGATATGTCGTACATGTGGAACTGTGCTAGAAACTCTTATTTTACAAGGCCCTGAATATCGGTGGTTTGGTTCCGAAGACCGCAACCCCGACCCGAGTCGTTGTTCATGCCCAATCAATCCTCTTCTTCCCGAGTCTTCCCTCGGTACAACTGTACTTGTCAAAGCCAACCACAGTCGTGAAATGCAGAAGATAAAGCGTTATCATCTATGGAATCAAACTCATCATCGTGAACGAACACTTTGGAATATCTTTGACAGTCTACAAATTCGCGGAGTCAATGCTGGAATCAGTCTTGCCGTAGTTGAAGAGGCAAAGCGTCTTTATCATGAAGTCAGCCGCGATGTTGTTGTTCGTGGCACTCAACGAGAGGCTTTATTAGCATCCTGCCTATATGAAGCCCTCAAGACATGTCATGCTCCCCGGCGTCCCTGCGATATTGCGAAGGTATTCAAGATTGAGACGAATCAAATTACGAAGGGAATCAAGCAGTTTCAAAATCTTTTCGAGCGTGCTCAACGTAAGGAGGGGCATTCCTCCGACACAATTCGCGACCAATTGCTGAAGTCATGTACATACAAGGATTTTGTAGAACCATTCTTACAGAATCTCCATTTTACACGCGAAAAGCATCTAGCAGTCACTGAGATGGTTCATGAAATCTGCGAACGGATTGAAGAATGGGGATTAGTCCCTGAAAATACACCGCCTTCACTAACAGCGACAGCATTAACAATGTCAATTAAACATCTTGGATATACCAAAACTATTAAGGAAGTTGCGGCTGCATGCGATATTAGTGCTGTAACCATTCAGAAATGTCTAAAAAGGCTTCAGCCGTGGCAAGAATCTATTCTAACAGGTAAATTATAGCCCTGAAAAATGCCAGTATAGAGTAGGGTAAATGTCTTTTTTTGCATCATTATTTGGAGCAGCACGTTCTGCTGTAACATCAACTGCTTCATCACCTGAGGCGGAAAAAAAACGAGATGAATTAAATGTCATTTTTAATGGACTCATCCGCAACACAAATGAAATTGATATTATTGAACTAACAAAGCCTAATCTCTGCCAGGGCTACGTGTTTCAGTTACATCGTGCGTTTCAAGATATGCAAGAAGCCAGAAAGGCGAAGGAATTGAAAACACTTGTTATGGATTCTAAAGATAGTTCTGATTCATTTGAAAGTATAGTATTTCACCCAATCAAGCGTAAGAGACCGACTGATGCTGAAATGTGTAAAGAAATGTCCGTTTTTCACCTTGAATTGATTTTCCTGCTTTATGCAGTTGTCCTCTCGACTAACAAACAATACAACGCACCCACTGAAATTTTGGATGGTCGTCGCACAACGTTAACAAATGTTCGTCGCACGCGTCGCAGACAACGTGGTGGTGCTCGTCCCCAAGAAGATTTGTCAAGATTCATAGAAACTTCAAATAAGTATCCCGTACCCTCTTCCAATTTTTTCCAGTATCCTGATTCATATAGACAGTTATATCCCGCCTCAGCGGATGATATTATTCCAAATGAATTAGTCATGTACCAGCATCCCTCTGCTGAAAGACGCTATATTGAGTTCTGGGTCTATCTTCAAGGAAAACGTTCAATCCCTGGTAGAACACCTATCCAGTTTTATTGTGATTTTGATAATGCTTATTCATCAGATACATTTACAATGACAATTTATCGGTGTGCTTCGTTTAATCGCTTTGAACCAACGTATCCTGTGCTGAAGGCCCCCGCATCTATTACACGGACTTCAGAGGGAGGATTGAGGTTTACAATCACAATACCTGTATCAATCTGTCAAATCTACTCAATTTCAGATTCAGGTCCTCATACAATGGACCACATTGCTCGTATTCTACTGGTTGCTGCTAAGGCTGAATTGAGCCAAATTAATACAAATAAGTCAGTTATCTTGGACCAAGGTCGGCGTAGAAATATTGGTTATATTCCATTAGGAACCACTGTGGGAGGCACGCAGTCATCAGGAGTTGCTTCCGCATCTAACGAGTTTGCCACAACTGCTACCAATATTCGTAAAATAATGGCAGTAAATCGGAATAGTTTAGTTCAAATTCGTTTGAAGATGTTAACTCCTGACGGTGATCGTGTGCAGCCGATGACACCATTGTTAAAAACTGAACATATCGCAACTGTATTAATTACACTTGCTCGTGGTGTTTCTAATTTTAACACTAATCCGGCTGTCTTAACTCGTCTTCAACCTATCCTTGAGGAATTTGAACAATTACGCAAAAATAATGAAAGAATCTTTACTACATTGTCTGGGCGGCTACCGCGGTTATCCCAGCAGCGTCTTGACCAATTAACAGCACTTCGTACCAAAATGGAAAATATCCATAATGCCTACACGCTCAATGTTGGAAAGATAATTACTAGCAAGGTAGTTAAATCCGATGGTGGAAATTACAAGATAAATCCGGATTTTACAATTGTTACAGAAACACGCTTGTCAACTCTTAAGAAGATAGACCGTGTTGTAGAAGAAGTTGCTGAAATTATGATTAAGTATTATATTGAAATTGAAAGAATATTCTTAGATGGCTTGACTACAACGTTATCGTACACTGGTGGTGTTATCTAAAAATGTGTATAGGGCAGACTCAGTAAATTGGGTAAAGGACGACCCCAGCATTCTAGCAGTAAAAATCCTTCAGATGTATGCCAGCCTTCTTTTTCCTTGGCGGATTCCAAATCAAAATCAATGTACAAAGATGAAACCCAGATTTGTATGTTGCTTGGACATCCTGCCAATAAAGCAGAAAGAGAACAGCCACTCTTTTGTATCCAGCAGATTTCCCATTGTTCCTTTCCGCCCGGAAATGTTTGCCGCCATGTGTTAAACAAAATGACTTTTGTTCCTTGAATATTTAAATGTAAAATTCGTTGGCCTTTCTTTATGGCTGCACCGCCACCCGTAGTAGACCAGATATATTTTTCTTTTCTAAGAGGTGGAACAATATCACGGAGTAGACTGCCTGCTGGAGTCTCTCGGTAACCGAGAATGGTAAAAGCATCTTTCTCCCGCAGCCATCCCATATTATATCCCTGTAGAATGACATTTTCAAGAAGCATTGCTGTTAGACCTCTTCCCCGAACATCACGATGTACACAGATACAATCAACTGACATTGTGGTCCATGGATCCTCGCCAATACGGCGAAACATCAGAGTTGCTAGAAGCATATCGTTATGAGAATATCCCCAGATTCGTACATTATTGTCAGATAACCAATCGCCGACAACATCTGCTGGAGGCATAAATATCCAGTCTGTTTCACAATAATGATTTCCCCAGAAAAGCCGAAGAAGCTCAATATGATTCATATTCATCCTGCGGATGTATCCATCTTCAGGCACTAAAGGCTTCGTGGCTAAGTCAGCCGAAAATACAGCATCGGGGTTACATGATAAATGGTATGTGCGTGGCCAAACCGACATCCTCTAGCAGTAAATTTGAAACATGGGCTGGTAGGATAACGCAGTGGCAGCAGCAAAAAATGATGGATTCACAGAAACCCGCTATAGCAAAGCCAACATGTGCAATGACGGACTGTAAGCGTAAACTGAAGCTTGTAGAGATGACAACCCTGTGTAAGTGTACTAAGGCATTCTGTGGAGCACATCGTCACGCAGAATGTCATAATTGTGAATTTGATTACCAGGCAAAAGGTCAGCGGGATCTGAGTAATTCCCTAGTGAAGGTACGAGCAGATAAGGTTAATGTGATTTAACTATATACTAGCCAATGCTTCATATCAGGATACTTCTTATTTAAATATTCTAGCCAAGATTGGGCAGCTTCCCAAGTAAGGAATTTTTCACCATGACCGCTATTACCATTCGACTGAGACCAGCAGATACGATATAGAAAAGGCTCCGACATTCTGCCTACTAAGGAGCAGAATCCGCAAGTCAATTTTTTTTGCTACTTCACAAAAAATAGCAAATACTGATATTCGTATCCAATTGTTCGCAAATCAGTATAGTCCCTGTACCTGAAGCCCGCTTCCTCGGCATCTTTGACTATAGTTTCCATCGAAGGCATGAGTAACTGATGTTCCTGTTTGCGGATAGTTCCATCTTTGAATTTAAAAGTCTCCGTGAATTTTGCCTTCTCTTTTTCTAAATCAAATTTCGCATCATATGTAAATTTCTCAAAGACAACGCTTGATTCAGTGACCCGCTGAGCAGCATATTTTTGTAATGAGAAAGCCGGAAAGGGACTAGCAGAATCCAGAATAGGGTCAAACTTATTTCTATTCACAATATGAATTGCTAGAACTGACCC